GGTGTTTTATCCATATTTCCTCAGCCCTCGAATGAATGAGTCTTTCTCACGCTCGTTGATGTACCCCAGTTTGATTGTTACGCCTTTGGATTCCATGGCGTTCATGAATGTGCTCATGTCGCAGTCCTCCTCTAGATACACGTCATCCCCTCTTATATAAGAGTAGTGACTTATCTTGTCTTTGATGCCAAGCTCTTCAAGTTCGTCTAGCTTGACTTTTAACCAGCCGTGGCCTGGATCGGAATAGAAGTCGTATACAAGTTCTGTGAGTGTGTTCATGTTATTTACCGCCTTTGTGTGATGAATTGAGGTTGACGAGTAGCGACATGTCAGTCACTACGATGTAGTTGGATTTGGGCATAGGCACGATGGTGTGCTTACGTTGTTTAGCGAGCTTCTCTCCGCAGTCCATACAGGTTGGTCTTGGAAGTCGGGCTCGGTGTGGTTCTACGCGTACCGCATAACAACAGGTACATATAGGCAGATGGTCTTCAGTCATTGAAGTTCTCTATTACTAACAGGACAATACCGCCCAAACAAAACCCTCCAAAGAACATCAGAGCTTGTTGGTAATAAGGTGCGTCTTGGCTTAAACCAAAGAACACGGACAGGCATAAGGCTAGAGTGAAGCCAATGGCGTACAGAATGGATTGCATGTTAGTAGCTCCTAACTTGGTTGTAATATGTGCGAAGTGCGGTTTCAGGGTCGTCAGCATCCAATGGGTTGTCAGTCCCGTTGAATTCAAACACGTAAGGTGTGTCGTCAAGTGCGTCGGTATAGTTGGGTTCGACGATGAGTGAGTCCAAGTGCAAGTACATCAGATGAGTGTGTGTCATGATAGGTGTTGCTCCGTTTGTGGTGAATAAGTGAGTTGGATGCGTTGAATATTCCGACAATATTCTGTCGTGCAAGGTGCGTGGAATATTCATGTTAGTGGTTCCTTACCTACGAGTCTGTGTGGTTGACACGTATTTCGGGTACTGTATGGATATACAGGTTGAATATTCAAATATTCTGTGTTTTGCCGAGGGTCAGGCAGGTTTTGTGAGATGTATGTGTAATGAGATCATTAGACACATTGTGTTAGCACGAACACGCTCGCGTGTGTGTGCATTATTTATATAGAATATTTGAATATTTGAAAATTCATAGTAAATTGGCTAATAAAATCAACAACTTATGAATATTCCGTACAATATTCCGTGGTGACCCACTGGAATATTCAGACATGCACTTTACTTCACACGAAACGTCTTGGTTGCGTGCGTGGCTTTGCGATACTTGGTGTATCGCGTTGGGTTGGATGAATGTAGCGCAGTAAGCCTACAGTTGGCAGATCGATACGGCTCAGGTGGCAAGCCACCTTGAACCTTCCGACCGACCTCGCCATCGCGAAGTCGGGGCATTGGGGCGATTGATACACCCTTTGGCAAGATATGAGTTGACATTACGCTTCAACGATATTAGATGCGTCAGACTCAATGATGCGCTCAACCAAGTTGAACATGAATTCCTTTTGACCTTTGAGCTCTTTGCCCTTGGAGTCAACAGCAGATTTAACAGCAGAGCACAAGCTGATCAGGTTTACACGATTCATTGGGCCAGTTGCGGGAACCAGACCCATGACATAAGGTTGAGCAGATTTAGGAACCAAGGTCTCGATAATGTCACGAGCCAATGGGCGGTATTGACCATTTTGCAGTTGCTTCAAGTAGATTGCATTAGCCAAACATTTGCGTGAAGCAGAGTCAGCGAAGGCAATCGCACGAGCCAGTGAGCCAGTTTTCTCAGGCTTTTTCACTGACATAGTGAATGAAGCAGATGCGTCGATGATTGTGATTTCGGTTGTCATAAGGTTTCCCATTAAGTAAGTTGATTTCAAGTAATGCACTACACCATGCAATGCACTACACAAAATCCCCCGCCGAGCATGCCGTCTCGTTTACACCATGGGCTTTGCCTTTAGGTGATGCGAGGGATTAAACCGAATATATAAATTGTTAATGATCAAAACTACCATACCGATGCGATGTATTTGACCGACCACTTGAACCCGATGCCATGACGACATGAATCACGAAATGATTGATACATTGAACCGATATTGCTTGTTAAAGAGCTTGGAGTTGAGGGATACGATGCCCTACACCATAGGTTTTGACCCGACAAGGTGGGTGAGGGGGGAGGGGTGGACCAAATGGATTGGGAGGGGGCCGCCATGTTTACCTATTGCTCATTCAACAAGTCCCATTTTTAGTAACATACACACGTTAGCCACACCTTAATTTTTTACCAAAAAACACCACCCCCCTTACAATCAAAACGTGCAGTTGTTAAACCGGCGCAATGGGGACGAAGAACCTAATTTTTTTCCGGTTTTCAAATTAGGGCTCAACGAATTGGCAGGCGAGCTTTTTACCCATTACTGCACTTGACAAATTCAAAATCCCACATAACATACACACCACCATTAACCCTAATTGGAGATTCACATGGCTACTAAACCTGGACTTTATGCAAACATCAACGCAAAGAAAGAACGCATAGCCGCTGGTTCTAAAGAGAAAATGCGCAAACCTGGCGATAAAGGTGCTCCTAGCAAGATGGACTTCATCAAGTCTGCTAAAACAGCTAAGAAGAAGTGAAGCGTTACAACTTTCATTTACCCGAGCCGTTGTTGGAAGCCCTACGGGCCGAGTCAGCGCGCACGGGTATTAAGTTGGCTGAAATTATCAGGATGGCCCTGATGGAGTACATCAAGAAATGAACAGTGATCTCATTCACGTCAACCATTCAGAATTTGCAATGGCACCAACGTCAGATGAGCCTCACGTCACTTTGGATATTCCGCCCCAGTTAATCTGGGAATGCGCAGCAGGCCTTGAAGACCCGGCATTGGTCGCAGCCAGGTTTGGTTTTGAAGGTGACAAGTGGGAACGTTTAGCGCAGTGGGCTCCGTTTATCACAGCAGTGCAGACGCAGCGTGCAGAGTTTGAACGCAACGGAATGACATTTCGCCTTAAGGCGGGTCTCATGGCCGAAGAGATGATGAGTCAGATGTTTAAGCAGGCCATCAGTATGGACACAACCATATTGCAAAAGCTATCCGTTTTTAATTCGTTAGTAGATGTAGCAGGGTTAAAACCTGATAAAAAGGCTGTGGACACCACGGCTAATGCTGCACCTAAGTTTAGTATTACGATTAACTTTCCGAACCAACAACCCACACCTGTGACAATAGATGGCTAATCTTGTATATACACCGCCGGTATCAATAGTTCCATTTTTATCGTCGGACAAGTTTGCTAACTTTGTTGTTGGGCCCGTGGGTTCTACCAAGACAACTGCAAGCCTGATTAAGATTGGTTATGAGGCTAAAAGAGTTAAAGCTGGACCTGATGGCATCCGTAAATCACGTTGTGCTGTAATTCGTAACACCCGTCAGATGCTGTGGGATACAACCATACCGGACTTTTTGAAATGGTTCCCTGATGGTGAAGCTGGCCTGTTGGAAAAAACCAACAGCAAGTTCCTACTTAAGTTTGACGACGTTGAGTGCGAGATTTTGTTCAGGGGTTTGGACGATGCAAATGACGTGCGCCGCTTGCTTTCTTTGCAGTTAACGTTTGGTGTAATGGACGAGTTCCGTGAGATTAACCCCGACATTTACAATGCATTGACTGGTCGTTTGGGTCGGTATCCCGATAAAACAATGAATGGTGTGGGTGCTTGCGCAGACGACGGCACGCAGATTCATAAGGTGTGGGGTGCTACCAATCCGCCCGATGGAGATACGTTTTGGGAAAAGATGTTGGTTGATCCACCGGACAACATGCACGTAACCATACAACCGTCGGGGCTGTCCCAAGAAGCTGACTGGGTGCAATTCCTGCCTGATGGGTACTACGAGAACTTGTGCGAAGGCAAGTCAGAGGACTGGATTGACGTGTACGTGCACGGTCAGTTTGGTAAATCACTGTCTGGACAACCAGTGTTTAAAGCGTTTAGTAAAGAAACGCATGTATCTAAACAGCCGTTAAACTACATTAAACTGCAGACCCACCCACTTATTATTGGTATGGACTTCGGGTTAACCCCAGCATGTACGATCAATCAGGTGGATGCACAGGGAAGATTACTGACGTTTGCGGACCTTGTGTCAGATGGCATGGGTACTCTGCGGTTCTGTCGTGAGAAACTCAAACCGTTGCTGGCTAACAGGTTTCCGGGCATGAATGTATTAATTATTGGCGACCCAGCGGGACAGCAGAGGGCTCAGACAGACGAGAGATCGGTGTTTGATATTCTGCGCCAAGAGGGGTTTAGGGTCATCTCAGCCAAGTCAAACAGTGTTGTTGCACGTATCAATGCAGTCGATAAGATGCTTACACGTACTGTAGATGGCAAACCAGGTCATCTAATTGATCCGTGTTGTGTAAATTTAATTGCTTCCCTTCGTGGTGGATATCGGTATAAAATCCGTCAGAACGGCGAGGCTGATAATAAGCCCGAGAAAAACTCGCATTCCCACATTGCTGATGCGCATCAGTATGCATGTTTACATGCGGATGGAAACGTAACCGGGGATACGTGGCAGAGAAAAGCTGTTGAAGTTAAACGCGTCGATTACGCGTGGACTTGACACATCCCAAAAATTTGGTAAGGTAGCACTATGCAACTTGGCTTGAACATGACGAATTCTGCCGCGCCGGGGACTATCTCGGCGGGTGGTGGCCTTGTCACTATTAAATCGCTCAAAGCGATGGCGGAAGAACGTGCGACCGCACAACAAGCTAATTCACAGCCTGTCGTACAAGCATTAAACGGATACATTCGCAAGCAGTGGATGTCATCTATGACGGCAAAGCAGATGACCTCTGAGATTAAAATGCTCAAGTCAGTGCGGGCGCGTCGCGGTGAATATGATCCCGATAAACTTGCACAACTGCGTGAGCAGGGCAGTTCGACCATTTACATGATGATCACATCGAACAAGTGCCGTGCGGCATCGAGCTGGTTGCGAGATACATTGGTTACTGCGTCTGACGACAAGCCTTGGACCATCACACCCACAGCACTGCCTGACTTACCTCCTAACGAGGTAGAGGGCATCATGATGCAGGCTCAAGCAGAAGTTGAACAGTTGTATTTAAATGGCACACCGCCAACAGATCAGCAAGTGCGTGAGCGTTTGCTTGAGATGAAAGACATGGCACTGTCTCACTTGAAAGATTTAGCCAAGCGCACAGCAGAGCGCATGGAAGTGAAGATGGAAGATCAGTTGCAAGAAGGCAATTGGTCTAAATCGTTTTCAGAATTCCTTGATGACATCACAACGTTTCCATCAGCGTTCATCAAAGGTCCCATCATTCGTAAGCGTCCGAAACTCAAATGGATTCCAACTCCAGACGGACAGTACACGCTAGAGCAAACCGAAGAATTAGCAATGGAGTGGGAGCGTGTTGACCCATTCAATATCTACCCATCTGCCGATGCATCAGACGTTAATCAGGGTGACTTGATCGAGCGTCATAAACTTTCTCGTGCTGATTTGCAAGCCATGATTGGCGTAGAAGGTTACAGTGAAGGTGCTATTCGTGCGGTGCTTGAAACATATGGTAAAGGCGGTCTGCGTGACTGGATTTACGTTGACATGAACAAGGCCGCTGCTGAAGGTAAGTCCACAATGGGCGTTCAGCAGAATCCATCAAAGTTGATTGACGCACTGCAGTTCTGGGGAAGCGTACAAGGTCAGTTGTTACTTGACTGGGGCATGTCTGCAGAAGAAGTGCCTGATCCTCTTGCAGAGTATCCTGTTGAAGCATGGATCATTGCTGACTGGGTTATCAAAGCAGTTATCAACCCCGATCCGCTGGGTCGCCGCCCCTACTACAAAGCCTCTTATGAAGAAGTTCCCGGCGCGTACTGGGGTAACTCTGTAGCTGACCTTTGCCGCGACGCACAGGATGTTTGTAATGCCACTGCACGTGCACTGGTGAACAACATGTCTCTTGCTTCTGGCCCTCAAGTTGTTTACAACATTGATCGACTGCCGCAGGGTGAGAACATCACACAGATGTATCCATGGAAAGTATGGCAAGTTACTTCTGATCCGCTTAACGGCTCCGCGCCCCCGATGCAATTTTACCAGCCTAGTTCGTTATCACAAGAACTTATGGCAGTGTTTGAGAAGTTCAGTATCTTGGCCGACGAGTACACAGGCATCCCACGTTACATGACGGGCGACAGTCCTGCAGGCGGCGCAGGTCGTACTGCTTCTGGTATGAGTATGCTCATGAGCAATGCTGGCAAAGCTATTAAACAGGTGGTTGCTAATATTGATGGCAACGTTATTTCTCCCGTGATTGATCGGTTGTACTACTACAACATGCGTTATGGCACTGATCCTGATTTGAAGGGCGATGTCAATATCGTCGCACGCGGCGCGGTTTCTTTGATTGTCAAAGAGCAGGCGCAAGTTCGTCAGAACCAGTTCTTGCAGATTGCGCTTACTAGCCCGTTTGCTCAGCAGATCATTGGTGTGGAAGGTGTTGCAGAATTGCTACGCCAAGGCGCAAAGACTCTGGATATGAACCCAGATCGTATCGTTCCTCCAGTGGAAATCATTAAGCAGCGTATGGCGCAGGCGCAAGCCGCGCAGCTCGCTCAGCAGCAACAGCTTGCTCAGGCAACTGGTCAAGTCGAAGCAGGTGGCACGCCACCAAACCCTGGTC